CCAATAGGGTTTGCCATATTAGCTGTTGCTGCTGCTGTAACAAGACTGACTTATTTGCTATCCGATGATGATGATGATGCAAGTAAACCTCAACCAGTCAAAATAGTTCCACAGAGGGAGGGTGGAACAGTTACAACAAACTCATTTCTTTCAGCTAATTCCGATCTAACAAAAGCCATATTGTCAAATGCACTTAGTGCTAAAAAAAGTGATGATATGATGTTAAGCGAGGTAAAAAAACAATCTGAAATGATGGAAAAGCAATTAGAATTACAACACAAATTATTAAAAGCTGGTTACACTCCTAGGGCGGCAGGAGGGTCATTAGGGTCATTAGGAAATTAATATGGCACAACAACAAATTGTATTAGCATCGAGAGGAACAATAAAGCAATTTGGTGGGTCTGCTGTAGATCCCTCGCAAGTAATAAAAAATTCTTATTTAGAACTAAGGTTTTATAAGGATAATACTGGCGGGTATTTTAAAAGATTTGTTCCTTTTCTAGGAGATATTGCCGTAACCGAATCAAGAAAAGCTAATTATGTAAATTACAGCCCAATATCCAGAAATACGCAAATACCTTTTTACACAGGATCAGATTCTCGTATTTTTAAAATAGTTTACGAAATAGCACCAGCATTTCTTCAACAATCTGATAATTTTAGTTTTTTACTAACTATCCTAACAGGAGCACTAGTGGGTGATACAAAAACACCAGCAAGTGACAAAGATTTATTTTTAGCAACAAGCCAGTCTCAATCCATGCCGTTGATTTTTTCTTACAGAACTAGAGGACTTCCACCAGAAAATAAAGACGAGATAATTGTTAGATTTATAGACTATCAAATAAATTTAATTAGATCAACTGTCATAAATAATGCCATTAAACCAACTTTAGGCCCTCCATTAGTTAGATTAAATCATGGTATTCTTTATCAAAATATTCCTTGCATTTGTTTAGATTACAATGTGGAACAGCAATACCAAGATAGTAGCAAGAAGCAATATGGCCCCGTCTCTAAGATATCAGCGTACAAGACTGTTATTACTTTTACTTTGCAAGAAATAAGAAACGGTAATTTCTTATCTACACCTTTCAACCATACCGATTCAATCGCTCAAGATAATATAGTTGGATGGGAACAGATAATAGAGACTGGACATGGATCATTAGATCCCATAACTCCAATATATAAATAATTATGGCATTTTCAAGATACGACCAAGGACAAGTTCGGTACTTTCACAAAGGAAAAGTTACTAATTCCACTGTTGGAAGCACAGCACAACAATTTAGACTTGATAAGCTTAATAGGTTTTATGACTATGATGTTGGTGTTATACCAAACGGATATGAACATAGACCAGATTTAATTTCTAATCTTTTCTATGGTACTCCTGCATTTTGGTTTTTGATTTTAGAATACAACAATATTTCTGATTCATTTGAAGGTTTAAATGTAGGGGATGTAATAAAGATACCCAAAGTACAATAATGGATATAAGACCTATAAAAGTTCCAAGTATCGTAGTATCTCTTTTGAACAGACCAAAAGAGGAAGCGATTGCCCATGCTGAATCCGAACTTAAAGTAAATGCTGGGAACTACATGTTTAGAGTATCCAACGATAACATAGTAAGTTTTTCTCATTCTTATAACTTTGATAAAGGTGAAGGTAATAATGTAGGCAATCTTATAACTTTAGAACTTGTGGATCCTGAAAATGTCTTTGAGAGATATTTGTTTACTAATGCTGATCTTTTGATGAAATCTACGCAAGATATAGAGCAAAGTAGAAAAAATGCTTTATTAAATTTAGAAGAAAGAATTAAATTACGCGAAACAATAAAAGAGTTTGCAAACGAGAATAACACAAAGCCTATCACAGCAGAGTTTACTAATAATGGTTTTATTGCTGATTTTACAGATGTTAGTGATTATCAAAAAAATAAGGTTCAAACTACGGTAGAAGAAGAATTATTATCCAAATTAACTGGTAAATTAACAGCCCAAAAATTAGGTGATAAAGAGTTAGCCGAAGCAATAATAAAAAAAGCAAAAGAGAAAAAAGTAATTTCTATATCTTCTATAGAAATTTATGATGAAGTCCCCCCGGGGGAATCGGAAGAGGCAGATCAATATTTTGCAGTTTCCGCATTTGTTGACACAAACGCACTTTCCAGTATTTATGCAGATTTTAATTTAGATAGATTGGAAGAACAAAAGACAATACTTCCCACACCTTATTTTTATTTTTATTATGGATTGAATAATAATCCTGCTGAATGGACTGGCCCAGTCTGCGCTGCATTCACGGATGCCCAATATCAATATTCTTGGGAAACTGGGAGAAAATCCATAATTATGACTTTTACAACTACTTTTGATTTTCCTGCATACTCCCGATTAGCTTTAGACATGCGGGGATACAATACTTATTTAAATCCAAAATATAAAGTAGTTAAAAAAATAAAGGCAACTGCACTCGGATCTTCCAGCGGGTTTATAGATACTTTTGGAAATGACCAGTCTATTCATCCTGTTATATGTAATTCGGTTATAAAAGAATATTTAGTTCAGTGTACTTCTAATAAAATAAACATATTAGTTCTTTTACCTGATTTAGATAAATTACTTGCCAAATTAGTTCCAAACTATCTGGGCTTCATATCCACAGGAATATCAGGAGGCACTTCGTTTGAAAGAACTGCTGCACTTGTAGATGTTTATGGCAAAATTTTTGAAGAAATGGGGTTTTCCGTAGCTTATGAGAGATCACCCGGAAGAGGACTGACTGGATCCAACCTAGATGTTGGCGATGAAATGCTCAGAAGGGCACTTATAGAAAGAGGGTTTGCTGGATTTGCTCAAGAATCAGCAGTTACTACCTATGCAGCACAAGGCCCTCAATCTGCTGAATATTACTTAGGTGTTGCAATAACAAAAGATCTTAATCAGTCTTACCAAGATGTTATACAAAAAATAACTAATGGTTTAAAAAATAAATTATCATTAGTTGATATTTCCTTAGAAGTTATAGATGATTTACAATTTGTTAATGAATTTGTTGATTTTTTATCAAGTAGAGGCCATCCATACAAATCTTTAATAGAAAAAGATAAACCCATATTGGTTTTTGGTGATCGATATTTAATGCAAAAATATCTTTATGGAAAAAAGCATTATGTCACAAAGGGATTAATACAAGAAGCTCAACAAAAAACCGTAACGGGAAAAGAAGAAGATTTAAGCCTGACATCCCTTCAAAACCAATATGGATTTGATAAAAAAACCACTGATGATTATCTTTCTGACTTAGATAAAACGGCATTTAACGATAACTACATAGATACGATAGCAAAAAAATATTTTTTAAAAATAGACGAGACTCTTCAAGTCAACTCTGGAATGTATTCAATTACTGCGGATGATTTTTCTTTAGATAGTGCGGATAGCGCGATAGCCTCTTTGCGACAATGCCGAGTTCCAATATTTAAATCTGGTTTGAGTGAGTCAAATTTATTGAATGTTGATTTAAATTTTAATGATTTTTACTTTGCTGCACTAAGAGCAGTTTGGGCTAAAGTGGATCAATTAAATTTAATAACTGGTGACAGTCCCACATCACCCGCAATAAATGTAAATAATTTAAGAGTTTTTAATCCAACGGAGTTTGCACAAATTGAAAAAGATCTTAAAAGCCTAAATATTATAAACGATGCACTTGAATTAAATTTCTTTAAATTGGTTGACTACCTTGAAGACCCTAGCAATAAATTTACAGAATATCTAAAGGCCCAAGATATTGATAAAACGCAAGGGATAAGTGACTTAATTTCCGTATTGTCAAATGATATAAAAAGTAAAAGACAGGAAAAGCTTAGAGTCATTGTGGGTAGTCACACCAATACAAATAGTTATATTCAATATCTTTCTTTGTTTGCACGATTAGTGAATAACGCTTATATCGGATATATAAAAACTCTTCCATCATTTCACATCAGCGGAACTGCGCTATCAGTGCCACCAATTCTATTATTATTAGAAGAGATAAATACGATTCCATACAATTCCAAAAGTTTTTTAAGTAGAGCACTGAATGGTTTGTACCAAATAATTGGATTCAAGCACACCATAACATCTGATGATGTATATTCTGAATTTTTTATAAATAAATCAATTCAATTGGATCTTCCATTATCTTTCGAAAGGAAAACCAGTAAATGAAATTAAAAAGAGCAGTAGTTTTAAAACATATTCCAAATAATTCAGAATTTGGAAAAAGAACTGTTGGATATTACAGAGTAAGGTCTGTAGATGGTTGGGAAGGTGTGGTGGAACACACATCTCCTTATTATGATAGAACCTCTGGATTTATTGCGCTTCCACCAGAAAACGCACAGATTTTAATTTGTCAAACAGATGATCCAGTACAAAGTAATGTGTGGTATTATCTTTCTACAGTGGTTACACCTCAACCGGGAGAAAGATTTGGAGATGGCCCCAGAGTAGATTATCCGATAGATAAAACCCTAGGTAGACTTGGAGTACCACAGGCAGTTGGATTAATAGGTCCCGGCGACCACAGTGTGGAATTAAAACATGACATTAGTCAATCCAAGCTGGACTCTGGTGTTTATATTAAAACATCAGGTGGAAAAATGATTCGGCTGGAAGATGGCCCAGATAAAAATAATATTGTAATAGCCACACCGGAGAGTCCTTTAGGAAGTGTTGCCTCTATAGAAATACAAGAAAAAGCCCCTACAGGATCCTCTAGAGCAACTTACACAGTCACCATATACGCCACTGGATCCATAAATATGATAACTAAAGAATCTAATATAAACATGGAAGTGGTTGATGGAGGGAGAATAGACATTATAAATAAATCTTCTGGGTTGATGAGGACTAGTCCAGCAGACCCCACATGCGGATCAATAAATATAAGATCTACCAATGGAGATATTAATATTGTGGCAGGCCCAGAAGTAGATCCTAATACTGGTGCCCCGTTAATCGTAAGTCCTGCCGCAGCCATATCCTCTGTAAATATAAGATCCGTGGGTTCTCCTACAACTAGTCTAAATATACATACGGACGGTATACTAAATTTAAGTGGCAGGACTGGAGTAAACATAAGCGGGGGTGATTTGAGATTTGGCGTAACAAACATTGCTCCCGTGCGCATAGGGGGAGCAGCCATAGATTTAAATACCATAGGTTGATTAAATGGATTTATCAGTAGCATCAAATGTACTAGGAACGGACGATCCTTTAGGTTCTTTAGGATCTGCTTTTGGTGTTCCTCAATGTATGTTGGATATTGCCGGAAGCATAGGCGCTCAATTATTGCCTACAACTTTCTTGGGTGCTTTAGCTTTGGCAATAGAGGAAGGCAAAGCCGCTGCACTAAGATTGATTGCTGATATCAAATCAGCTATTTTTAGAGCACTAGGTATCAGAGAAGATGCTGATTTTACTTTAAAATCAATTTTTGGTCCCGGAAATCTCCCCAATCTTTTAGGAGATATTACATCACTAATAGGATTTGCTGCTGGATTGGGCGCAGCAATAACAGAAAATCTCCAAGCAATCGAAGGAGAAATTCAAGCTATTAAGGATTGCTTGAACCAATTTTCAGCATATCAAAAATTAAAGCAAGATTCAACTAGTATCCAAGCCAATGCCGACCCCACATACACTGACAGATTGTATGCTACTCAAATAAGCCAATTGGATGATGCTAGAGATTTCATAGTTAAAGCAGATGAAGCACTAAATAACATAAACAAAATTATATACGAACGAAGCTTAAATCCAGATTTAGAGCCTATATATCTTGATCCAGCATTGTCTGCGTATAATAAAATACAGCCTGTTCGTTCTGAACCAGTATTCCGTCTAGTTTTTGGTCCTCCTAAATCAAAAAAAGGCCAGTTCCTTCTGTCCGTGGATGGTCTTTATTATGATTCCCAAAAAGGAGGAATCCCAAATGTATCTGGAGTGATTATTCCAGAAAATCGTTACAAGTTTGAACATGATCCTAATGTGGGAGGAAAAGGAACCGCAGTCACTATACAAGACTTGAATCAATATTTTGGAACAATATTTGATTTAGACAAAATTTCCGAAAGCCCATCGCTACTTGAGCATTACAAGGCTGATCACTTTCTGCAAGTATTAGAAGGACAACGCAACAAACATATTTACGATACTTCTGCACATATACAACAATTATTAGATGGTGGCAATGCCGAAGATTCTGCCATAATAATAAACATGCGGGAAAGTTTGAATTCAATCGCGGCTCAACATCAAAACAAAATAAATAGAAGAAAAAAACAAATTGAGGTAGCCATTCGTGCTCCATACTTGTTAGGTAAAAATCCAGCCTTTGAATTAGGAAAAATTCCAATCAATGACTTTACACATTTGAAAGATTTGAATTTTCCCGTTGCTTTTGAAAAACAAAATAAGTTAGTGTTTAAGCAAGGAGAAGTTTCTGGCGTAGTATTACCTATAGTTCCTAAGTTTGTCAAATCTAAGGAAGCGATTAACATCCCCTTGATGGATCATCTAATAGTTCCTCAAGTAGGGAAAGGTTCAATTATATACGACAATGATTTATCCGGAACTCAGGGAACAATCATGTCTTTGACAGATTCTGTTGTTTCCGATTCTCTACTGGCAATATACAACTTTTTACAAGGAGAAACGGTTACTGCGGGATCAACAGAGTATAAAATTTTGAACTGCGCTTCTAGCGGAAACAATATAAATAATGCTCAATTGGTTGGATTAAATCCAAGTAGTACATATTTGCGTGGGTTAGGTATTCCTTATCTAACGGGTATGACAAAAATGTCAGGCGCTGGGAACATAACCACATTTGGAAATTACCTGAGGCTCCCCGGAACTCAAGATTTTTATAATTTAGCATACAAAAAAAGCGGATTTACTTTTGAGTCTTGGGTACATTTACCTTACGCAGGATCAGCAACTGACAGTGTGAATGCTTCCGCAGGCTATGGAGTATCTTCTTTCCATCGGTTACTTCTTGCCTGCGAAAACACTGGAGGGTTAGACGAAGGGCAAGATCCATTCTCTGCTCCTTTTGATAATTCTAACAATGTTGTTCGTGGCTTAGTTATTGGATTTACTCGGGATAGACAAATAACTAGTGGGCTTATTCCATCTAACAGTACTGCCGACAATCCAGCAACTAATTCCGTTTTTTACATTGCTCCCACTCGTTCTGTAAACGCATCTAATGTTGGTTTTATAAGTCTCGCATCTACATCGGCTTGCGCGAACGGGTATGCGACTTTAAATATGTCTGTACCACTATCATCCAACATTCCCGGAACATCTAAAAAAATATTTGATGTTTCTTCAGAATTTATGCATTTTGCAGTTTCTGTTGACCCAATAGCAGATGCAATTAGTATTTTTGTGGATGGGGTTATGATGAAATCTGCTAGCCTAAGTCAAACTTTTAATCTTACCTTGGGCACATCGTTCAATACGCCTTCCTTTGCAAAACAAAATAGTTTTAGCTATTCTTTACAATCTACAGGATCGCCTAATTTTAATTTTGGGCCAACTGTGTCTGCAAATACATTTACTCCTTGGATCATTGGTGGCGGTTTTACAGACGGAAATAAGGCTAATGTAGGGGATGGATCCTTCGGATTCATGGGTGCTGGGCATGGCCTTAATTCTGGATTAAATGGTTATGTTGGAAGCATAAAATTCTACACAAAAGCCCTATCTAATGTAGAGGTTCAAGCAAATTACGATTCTCAGAAAGCCTTTTTTAAAAATATAGATTTATCATAGTATGACTACAATATACGGAAAACAATTGCCTTTAGAACAAAAGAGGCAAATTAAATCAGAAAGACCTCGAATTTATGGGTTAAATTTTCCTATTGGAATAAAAATTAGAGAAAATTCTTTTACTCGGGGATACTTTTGCAAGGAGACTGGGTTAAACTTAATAAAAGGAAATATAAAACAACTGTTTGGGACTTTACCCGGAGAGCGTGTGATGCTTCCACGGTACGGTTTAGATTTGCGCCAATTTTTGTTTGAACCACTAGATTCTGATCTTTTTGGAGAAATAAGAGAAAAAGTGCGAGAGGCATTATCTCTTAACTTTCCTTATATAGAGATAACAAAACTTAGTGTAATTTATTTGGATGAAGTAAATTATTCAGGTATCCCGGGGATAAAAATAACTCTTTCTTTTAGATTGAAAGACGATTTTAATCAAGTTGGTGATGTTACAATAAAGGTGGGTGCCTGATGGTTTTTGATGGAAAAGTAAATTCTGATTTTTTGAAATTATCCGAATATCCGGACACAAATAAGCCCACGCTGATAAATTTTGCAGCCACTGATTTTGAAACTTTAAGAGATTCTTTGATTAAATATATCAAAGCAGTGTATCCTTTAGATTATCAGAATTTTACGGAATCAGATTTAGGGGTAATGTTAATTGAGTTGGTTGCATACATGGGAGCAGTAATGTCTCTAAAGGCTGATATGTTAGCTCATGAAAATTATATCTCTACTGCTAAAAACAGAAATAATGTAAAAAAATTACTTGAGCTTTTGGGAGTTAAATTAAAAGGACCCGTTTCAGCAGCAGCGAATGCGTCGTTAACTTTAGCTACGGCATCTCAATTTGACCCTGTGGTCATTTCACCTGCATCTAGAGTTGTGACTATAACCTCTCCTGAGGATGGCGCTCAGGTATCTTATACCCTTTATAAAACCATCAATGGGCAGATAGACGCAATAAATTCAACAGCAAGTATAGATCTTTTTGTATCAGAATCCGATTCAACCGCAAGCACAGTTTGGAGTAACTTAGCTCTCTTAGAAGGCACTTTGGTATCTCAAACAGGTGTATTCAATGACACAAATACGAACAAGTTCGTGATATTGACGGAAAATCCAATAGTTGAGAAAAGTGTCAATGTCTTTATTGATACGAATGATATAGCTGCCTCCGGCGCGTGGACTCAGGTAGACAATCTGTTTACTGTTTCTGGATCTGGGGAAAATGTTTTTGAGGTTGCGTATTCTGATAATTTTTCTGCTACTGTAATTTTTGGAGATGGTGTGAATGGGAGAGCAGTGCCTACCGGAGCCACATATCTTGTAACTTACAGAATTGGTGGCGGTTCTAGAGGTAATATAAACAATGAAACTATAAACATAACTATTACGGATGATGATGGGCAATCGGGAACAATTCAAAATACTTCGGTAGCGTCTGGTGGAAGAGACGCTGAAACAGCCGAACAAGCTAAAAGATACGGTCCTCTAGTATTCAAAACACAGGACAGATTAGTCACTGCACAAGACTATGCCACTTTTGCTAATACCTTTGCTGCCACTACGGGAGCGACAGGAAAAGCCAAAGCAGTTGTGCGGGATGCCTACAGTTCAGCCAATATTATAGATCTTTACCTTCTTCAAGTCGCATCAAATATACAATTGCAGCAAGCGACCGTTCAATTCAAAGGGTCTTTGCTTGCAGCCATTGAACCAAAGAAAATGTTAACTGATGAAGTTGTAATTGTTGACGGTGTAATAAGAACATTAGATTTAGTGATCACCGCAAGAATAGACGCTTACCAACTTCCAAATGAAGAAACTATAAAAGCAAAGCTTAGAAATGCATTGCTAACTTATTTCAATGTATCTAACACGGACTTTGGTAAACCCCTAGTTTTAGCGGATTTAGTTCGCCAACTAGTCACAATTCCTGAAGTTAGATTTGTCACTGTAGACAATTTAGATTCAGATATTTTAGTAGATTTTAATGAAATTATTCAGTTGAATAACTTTGTGATTAATGTGGTAAAAATATGACAACCATAAAACTCAGTCAAGGGGGTTCTGATAAAAACTTCTTTAAAAGAAGCTACATTGATGTTTTAAATATCTTAACTCCCAAAGTATATTTTTCTGAAGATTTAAGTTTGTCTGGACTGGAAATTTCTCCATTAGACAGAATAGTAGAAAGTCATATAAATTTAGCCAATAATGTAAATGCGGTTTTTAATGTATCGGCTGTTGGAAAAGGTGCAAGCTTTTCCAGTTTTTCAGGAACCACACAGTTTTTTGTAAAACAAAATGACATAACTAATATACTCACTAAAGAATTTGAACAAAAAATATTATATCCTTTAAACACTGGATTAAATGCATTTGATAGTGAACAAAAATTCCGTGAATATGTTGAAAATACTCTCTTACCCAACATACGCTTAAATCAACCTACTTATTTATTTGGTTTGGGATCGGCTTCCGCTGCCCACGATTATTTGATTAAAAATTTATCATGGCTTTATTTGTTGAATACTTCTGCTGGAGGAGGGCTGTCATACCAACCATCCGCAATAGTGGCTGACAGACTTGTCAGTAGCATATTTTATGCAAAACCCATTACATTAAATGATGCTTTAAAAGATGTAACAACCTACTTATGGAGAAACTACACTGCTTGCTCCTTATTTGCATCTAAAGGATTAATACCGAGTATGTTCCTGAGCGGAACAGGAAAGTATGTTAGTGGAACACAACAACTAGAAAAATTACATACTTTAATAGATGTTTTATATTCTCCGTTATATGCCGATTCAAAAGATTTTAAAATTAGAGATGCTTTTGATTTATATGGATCTACTCAATCATTTCAAAAACAGTTAGTAACTGCCGGACCCTTCACTAAATTCCTGACCGCTATTGGATATTCGATGTACGACATCGATGACCAAATAAACAAAATCAACTTACTTTACGACATCGACAGGTGCCCAGACGAATTCTTGCCTAGAATAGCTGATTTAGTTTCTTGGGAATTAATTGGCGATAACCCAGAAAAATGGAGGGTTCAGCTTAAAAATGCCATAAATATTTATAAGGCTAAAGGAACGCGAAAAGGTCTTGAACTGGTTTTAGAATCTACTTTTGGACAAACATCGTTCAGTTTGAGTTCCCAGATAAATGAGTTGTACGAATCGTACATTCCTAATTTACTATATTACTGTCTAGCCACAGAATCGAGTGCTTTGGGTGGATTTGACACTTGGACTCAAGAACGAGCACAAAGCCTCGGTGTATCAGGGTATTCAACAGAAGACATGGATACGAACATTCGTCATGTAGTAGACGATATTCTGTTTGATGCTTATGTTTTATATCCACAGAATTTTTATGTTGGATCTAAACCATTTGATAGTAATGCTCGTTATTCCTACCGAGGCAAAATAAATACTTTGCCTCCATGGGAATTAGAAAAATATTACAGGTACTGTCGGGTAGATCGAAGACTTGTAAATTATTTTGTAGACCGACTTTTATGCTTCGGAGTATCATTAGACCTTGTATTGGGCTTTGAATCTTTTATACTAGATAATACATTAGATGCAAGCTCTTTGTTGTCTACAAACAATAATTGGTTGATATTTACACCTAGCACGATTTATCCCCCAAACCAAAATAATATTTTATCGAATTTTAAAAAAGATAAAGTAAAGTATCTCCCTTTGTGGAATGGTAAATCATCATCTTTTTCATTAGGACTTGAATCTAGCGCGTTTGAATTTAATAAATATTCAAATCAAATATTTACATCACAGGGGTTAAAATCTATATTTAAAGCAGTTTACGAATTTACCCCCGCACATTCAATACCTTTAGTAACTGTGGCATTGTCTGAATCTGATTTTGCTGAGTATAATGAATATGCTTGTATGGAGTTGAACTACTCCCCTTCCGTAGATCTGTTTGCTGCATCCACACTAAATTCAGGATTTAACAGAATTGCGGCTAACATGAGTTCTTTGAATAGGGTCTTTAGTAGAACAGATGTAGATTCTTGGGATGAATTTTCTCAAACAAATGCGCTTAGTAGTTTGGATAGAACTTCAGTAAGGCGTAGAAACTACAAAAATATTCTTCCTAAATCTGGTTGGTATGACCGCACGGGGTTTAACATGCCCGGGTATTTGTCCCCATCTACATTCTCAAATTACAACACATACATTCCATTAGGATATATTCCATCATCTGGTAAATTTACCCCTATAACAGATTATGAATCTTGGTTACTAGACCCATTAAGTTCAATTACAATTCCATCAGTATATGATAGATGTGAAAGTTTTTATTCAACGAATACTTACAATGGGGTGCCTACTTCCGCAACTTTCCCAGTTCGAGGAGGCAGTTCTTTTGATGACTTCAACTGTCTACGGTATGCAACCCGAGCAGATTGCGATCCTTTAATAGGAATAATTCATTCTAAATTTTTAAGTAGGGCAAATGCTGCAATAGCTTCTTCTTTGCTAGATGGTTCTGTAAATAATTTTTATGGATTAAATCCAAGCGTGTACAATGTAGTGCAATCGATAGCAAATTCTAGTTTAAGTACTAAACCAAATTATAAACAAGAGTTTTTTGATTTTACTTTTGGTAGAGGCGTACACCAACTTTACTTAAGTTTTATAAAAGATTTCGGATTCCATGACCTTAGTAGGGACACTGTTAGAGATAACGGTGGATTCAATATGTTCGCGCATACATTTGGACCCGGTCTTTTTAATGGGAATTTGCAAATCGATGGCTCTGCGGGGATAGCGTATCCTGATCTGTTTACTAGATCATATGGATCTTTAGTTAATCTGAACACACAAAATATATTTAATACTTCAGCAGCAGCGTCTGGAACTTACACAGCTAGTTCTGATTATATTGATGTTTTTGAATTTAGAAACCCCCACCTATTGAGTGGAGTGGAATTTATTTCCCCATCAGGGACATCAATTCTTAACAATTTTGCAATATTCCAAATAAACCCAGAGTATACAACAGAAGATAATGAAGATTTTGCTGTAGACAATACTTTATTAAAAATAAAAACAATATCTAATCCTAGGGGACTGCATAGGGTTAAATTTAATTTGTCTAGCTATGGTCCAGCACCAAATAAACTTGTACCCGAACATGACTTTGTTTTGAACATTCCTTACTTTGTTGGAAGGGAGTCTGGAACTCAATATGGAGGAGGAACTTTAGGTATTTGGATTCACACAGAACCGGAAAACGATTATGTGTGGTCATGGACTCCAATGTTAGACTGGAAAATTCACCATGTTTCTGCCCTCACTCCCACTTTTATTCAGGATAATTTAATTCATAAAACTACAGTTGATTTATCTACAATAGATAAAACTACAATAGGCTCCGTCTGTGCAGAAGAAGTTCAATCTTTACTTTCTCTTAGAAATTTGACTTCAAATTATTTCTCTAATTTAAGTCTTTATTTTAATACTTTAAATAGGCCGATTTGTATTCCAAACTATTATATGAATGGGCAACAGGTGCATAGATTAAATCAAGCTTACTCTGTTGAATTAATGATGCTCCCTGATTCTACACAGCAAACTTATATTTTAATTGATAAAGTTAATTTTATAGACTCCACTTTGAGTGGATATGCACAAGAATATTCAGAAGAAGAAATTCAAAAAATATTTTTATATTTCAAAACATTAGCTAATGGATTGGCATCAAGGGATGCAGCCAATACTAGTGGAATATTCTGTGTAAATGGCGGCAGTAGGTCTGAATACCGATATCATCCGAGGTTTGGATCTTTTAATATAGCTGCAAATGGTGCTTACACGAACATAAATATACTACGATGATTAAGGGAAAAGTAGAATTAATAACAAATTATGGAACTCCGGACGAGGAGGTTATTTACGCTGACAATAACATGATTGTTGATGGTGCGGGGGAGCTTATTTCTTTAATGATGACTCTCCCTCCTGATGGGGAGACTATAAGTTCTGCATCTGCGTTGTATGATGTTTCTAATTTTACTGTAAAGGCTGTTTCTTTCGGTAAAGCACCATTGCATTATTATTATAATGCTCACAAAAATGAAGGTGCTGCAAAGTTCGGACGCGAGGCATCAGGACAAGTTTGGGTTTCCGCAACATATGTTTCTGGGGCATCCTCGTACACACCAACTTATTATCTCCCTAATGCTCCAATACCTACAGACCAATATTTAGTAAATTTTAACAATGTTATTATTCCAGATGATGTAAAGAATACGATTGTTCAAACAATATTGAGTTACATTACGACTAGTGGATTTGTTTTAGGCTGGGGGGAATATTCTACTTATCCTGATTACAGCCTACCACAAAATTTGAAACAAGTATCTGCGATTTCCGCAGGGTTTAAGCATTTCGTAGCTCTTACTTCAGGAGGGCAAGTATCCTGTTGGGGAGGGCAAAACTCTTTTGGTGAATTGACAAAACCAAGTTTACCTGCCTGTAGTGCCGTTGGGGCCTCTAGAAGATCTTCCTTTGCTATATCGCAGGCAGGTAATTTGTATTCTTGGGGGTTTAATGGGGGCCTTCTAAATTATCCTAGTACATATTCTTCAGGACTTTCTGGAATCGCTGGAGGAAATAGTTTTTTTGTAATTCTTAAAAATGATGGAACTGTTTCTTCTTGGGGAAGTTCAGGATATACACCAAACCCAATTCCTGCTCAAATACAAGGAATAACTAAAAAAGTAGTATCTAATTGGCCTTCTTATCATACAGTGGCACTATTAAATAATGGCAGTGCAGTAAGTTGGATAGTAGATTCTGGAGTAGTAGGAGGAGCCAACCAAGGACAAACAAATATTTCTCCTTTAGAGTCTTCCGCAGTTACTCTTACTAAATTAGGTGGGCCTTCTAGATTTGCTCATGATGCTTTCTTAGGGGGACCCCAACACGATAGTTTTGGTTATTATTTTGGTATAAAAAATGGATCTGCACTTGGTTGGGGGGAATCATCTTCCCCTCTAACTTTATTACCTGTTACTTTTTCTAGTTTAACAGACATAAAAACTAACGGAAGAGAATTAGTCGTTTCATTAAAAAATGACGGTACTGTTTCTGGGTGGGGGAATGGTCCGGGCGCAGGCAGTGCATTGGCTTTTAGTTCTGTTGGGTTAAGCAACATAAGAAGTTTTGATGTTGATTACGACAGAGTTAAATTTGTAACCAATACAAATCAAGTAAGTGGTTACGGAGTTTTTTCTTCTTCAATACCTACAGGTATTCAAGGAAATGTTTCTTCTTTAGATTTAACTAGAAATTATACTACTTATTTAACGACGGGCGGCAATGTTAGCACTTTTATGGAATGGTCAGGGATTGGCACACAGATTACGCCTCCTTTGTACATTAGTCATGCTTCCGTAAGACCTCCAACTAGTTTACAAGGAAGTTGCACAAATATTTCTGTTAATCAATACCAATCATTTCAGCCGACATCCGTATATCTACCACATAGACTGGACTTCTTGGGATTACGAACTGATGGTACTGTTTTCAAATGGGGAGGATTTGGATCTTATGTCCCTACGGGATTGTCTGGAGTTAGTTCAATCGTATTAGCAACCGATGGAAAATGCGCCGCATTAAAATCGAATGGGGTGGTTTCTGCTTGGCAATCAAACGGAACACAAGGAACTCAAATAACAGTGCCTTCTTCTTTACAAAGCAGTTGCATCCAAATTTCAGTGTTTAAAGATTTGAAATTAGGACTTCGATCTGATGGAGAGATAATAAAAATAACCTCATCAAATAATATTGTTGCTACCCTACCTTCGGCAACTTATGATATATCTCCATTAACATCGGTGATTGACGCTGCTACAGGAGCATTCCATACCTTGATATTAAATTCTAGCGGAATTGTATCCGCGTTTGGCAGAAATGTAGAAGGCCAATGTAATGTACCTGAATTCATACAAGGGCACGCAATAAAAGTTGCAGCAGGCGAATACCAAAGTTTTGTAGTTTTAGATGATGGTCAAATATACGGTTGGGGACTAAACGCTACTAATCCGGGAGGTCTTTTAAGTATCCCAAATGATGATACCAGTAGCACAAATTTTTATAATTTAGTTGTCAACGACCGAAATGCAGTGGGTTTATATTCTTCTTCAGTCCCCTACTACGCTACAGAAACAGAAACTGAAGGGGAATCTTTCTTTAACAGTAAAAATTACAAACAGAATATCAATGTGATCCCATTTAAAGACACTATTATAAATAAAATAAATGCTTTAGGGAACACTGTTGACATTATTCCTTCCACAATAGGAGGTTTATTGGAAGGAGCTTATCCACCTTCGGGGGGTATAACTGTACGAATAGTAAGTGGCACAGAGCCATATATTACTGTTGCTAGTGCATCTTTATCTGGTACATTTAACAGAGTTGGATCAATGGATTTTCGAGGTTATGTGAATGTGACCAGTGGAACTAATCCTTTGTCCGGGTTAGTAACTTCTTCTCTGAATGTTTCGTCTAATGGGCAAGTAGTATACATAATAACAATTGCCGCTGGGGATTGTGCGTTTGCTAATGTTTATGGTGGGATAACCCAAATGGGGCTGTGGGCATATGACCTTGAAGAAAATGTAAATTTAGGGTTTACCCCTCCGTATTCGTTTAGACGATATCCAGAAGAAACAGGTTCATATATTGAACCTTTAAAATACAAACTTTTTGCCAAAAAAGTTTTTAATGAAAATATATTAAAAATTAGAGATTCCGGCACCACTAATGCAGGATTAACCAACCATCAAAACCTTACCATTCGGTGGAGATTGTATTTCCTGTAAATTTGATTTAAGAAGTATATATATTAACAGTATGGCAAACCAAGATAATTACAGCCCAAAAGGGCACTTAGAAATAATGAGAATCTGGAATAATGGAAGAGAAGAGCTTCTTTTTTCAGATAAAAATACCATAGTATCTGGGATGGGTGTTGGGTTATCCTACATGTTTTCCGCATCTTCTCAAAGATCTATAAGAGATTTTCAAATAGGTAAATTTCAAGTAGGGACAAGTAGCCATGCAACATACGGACCATCTACAGTCCAACTAGCCTCTGCTTTATCCATGGCTCAATATGGCACAAACCCGGATATTACATTATCTTCTTTAAATCAAATAATAAATGGGTCCTTAGCAAATGAAAAAGTTTTTGCGACCATACCGTTTAATTTAATTAGGAGAGTGGACAAAACATCAGTTCAGTTTGGCTTGCTTTTAGGCCCAAATACTGCTAATTTATCTACAACATTAAAAGAAGTTGGATTATTTATGAATAATCCTTTTGGTTATTCCCCAACTGCTGCTCCAATTCTCGTAGCTTATAAAACATTTTCTCCTGTAGAAAAAACCGATCAGTATTCTTTATTATTTAGATGGACAATAACATTCTGAGGTAATTCATGGCATTTAATCCATATGATCTTTATTTAGCTAGTGGTTCTATAGGAATCATTAATTCTTGGACTCCAACTGTAACAAAGTTTGATACTTCCACATTCTACAACTGGGAACAAGATAACGAACCTCTTTATGATTTAGACGAGCGTACTGAATACCTGTGGGAGCGCATGGGGTATCCTGTACAAGACGGCGCTTCAGGGATAACAGGTAAAGTATTTGTTGTTTCTGCGGATGCTCCATTTGAAGCAGGATCAGATTCTAGTGGCATAATTTTTAGAGATTTAAGCACTGTAATCAGTGTCTTGCCAAATCCAATAACCTATCCAATAATAATTGAAGTTGCATCTTTTGGTGATTTAGGAGATTTACTTTTAAAAAATATAAAAATTGATGAATCCTGTCAAGGTGCGGGTTTAGAAATAATAAATAGGAACTTTGGGAGAACCTTTACCGCTAGTGGAGCTTTCTTTAGTGGAACAGGTGGAACTTATGCCGTTAGCTCACCTGATTTATATGATACTCTTTACAATTCCTCTTCAATAAGATTAAATCAAAAAATAGTGAGTGCTACACCAGACGCTAGATGGGATTTAACTGGTAGAGGGTTTTTGAGTCCTCTTGGAATGGGTTTTACTAATTATGGTATTGGTGACGCTTATTTGCATTTTAATAGACCTAGTGTTTTAGGTCCTGTGTCACCAAATTTAATTCCATTGTCCCTATACGGGGATACAGAAGATACCACTATTCCAGAACAAGATTTTACGCAGGTAAGCTCTTACACAAATACAGTATATTCTAATACGGCAACAAATGCAACTTTATCTGAAAATACTAGGTGTTTTGCATCAATATATGGAAACTATCTTGGGAAGGTGCGAATAGAAAATTGCGGAGGTCCGATATATTTAAGAAATTTCTGTGTTGATGGCGCTAGAAATACTTATGGAGGAGTATTAGCTCAGACCACCTATGACGGTTTTGAAATAATAAATTCAAATGTTTATTTAGAAAACTGTTTTGCAATAAGATGTAATGAAACAGGATTCAATTTCTCTAATTCCGATGTTAAAATCCGCAGAGGTCTTTTTGGAATGCGAAACTACCCTGTTAGTGCTGTGGGATCTAGAGACACAAGCAAGTTTGGAATTGGATTACTTGCAGTTAATTCTAAAATTACTATTGAATCTCAAACAACCCCAATACTGGTTTCTGGAATAGATATCCCCATAGTTTTTGGTTATAATGATATTGGTGTAAAACTTGTGAATAGCCAACTGTATGGTGGGGATGGAAAAAAATTATCTGGAACACTAAACGGCGAAACAGGCGTTGGCTTACTTACAATCATTAATAATAAAAAGCAAGGACTTTTCCTTGAAAACTCTGTTTATGATTATGATGGGATAACCGCCGTAGTTCAAAACTACAATGGAATTCGTATGGATAATTCCATAGGTAAATTCCCCATGCTCCATGTGGCTTACACACAGGAAGTTGGATTACATGCTACAAACAGCAAGATAATACAAAACCCCAAGTTAGTTAAAATAACCAAATCTTCTTATTTTACTGATACAAACAATTTTGAGATAGAGCAAATTAATTTTGGGACAAATGGGCAACATTTGGTTTTAGATAATTCTGTGTTTACTTATGAAAAAGAAAATGATATGCCAACAAAATTTGGCACTACATTAATGCATAATTCTTTTGGTTATGACACAGACAGTCAGTCTACAGTTCAAAAACCATCAGTTGTTATTAAAAATAGCTCTTATGCGGAATTATTAAATGCTAAAATACAATCATTAGCTAATAGTGTCTATCCCACAGAATCTTTTCAAAATACTACAGCAGTTTATGGGGCATGTGTTGCAATCGAAGGAGATTCCAAAGTTAAATTTTTAGCTTGTTCTACGGCTCCAACAATGTTAATTGGGCCAGAGGGATCGGATTCAAATGTAGCAATCGTGTACGCAAATCAAAACTCTGAGGTTGAATTTAATGGAAACACATTCATTGGACAAGGGGGAGTTGATGTTCTTGTCGATAATAATTCTATTGTGCGATTTAATCCTCACAGATTAGATTCAGGTAAAATAGATGTGAGTGGTTGGACTTTATCTAATGCAAATAATCAAACAAAAGTAGAACTACATTCAACCAGAGCGTGCCTTGTCGCAAATAACAAGTCCACTATTATAATGGAAAATCTTGGCGATGTCCATGCTTTCTGGCCTGACACCCAAACAAGCAGCATGGATTATAACTTGGGGGATACAAATGGCACTTCTGCTTTCACATGTAGTGGGTACATGCAGTTTTACCCAAATGGACAAGATTTTGCTGCTGTACAAGACCAAGCGGCTAATGCTCTTACTTTAGCAAGTCCTTTCCGTGCTCCAAACAACAGAGTTTATGTTCCGGGAAGTCAGGAATATTTCATAGTTAATTACAAAGATGCTGCTGCAAGCACTACTATTGCGGGGTATTCAACTGGAGGCATGTGTGTGAGGGCTTTGGGTGGTAGCAAAGTAAAAGTTTTAAATGTTCATTTCCCCACTGCGTGGCCCAATTGCAATGGTTTAGTATACGATGTATCTTCAGGGCTTCATTGTGATAAACTAAGAATTTGGAATTTCTGCGATAATTCAGAATTAGACGCGGCATATTGTTCCGTTAGTGGATTGTATCCTTCCATAGCAGGATACAGAGGGCCTAGTGCAGTGTATCTTTCTGGCGCAGGTGTACCTGCGTCGGGTGCTCCTAGCGGAACTCCAGATACAGGTAGATTAAGCGTTTTGGATTGGTATGGAGCATCTGGAGCAAATACAGGAACTAATTATGGGCCATTTAGATTGTATTTTTCTCCAAAAGGAAGAGCCAAATTCTTAGTTACTATTAATTCGGCTGCTTCTGACTCAGGGCAAGTATATCAAGTCCTTTCCCAAGGATACAATCCATCGGCGTTCTGTAGCGGAATTTCAACTGCACTATCTTCTATTTATAGTGACATAGGAACTTCTGCATTCTATTATATATCAGCAATGGTGGACGGCGGGTTTGCTAATCAAATTAGACTAGATGAATCAGCAGCAGACATTTTCAATAACGCTAAACACAACGCTATTGTGAAATCAGGTCGAACCGCGTTGACAACGATTTATCGATCTAGATCTAGTTCTGAGATGGGATCTCAAGCATATGATGCGCCAAATTATGGAAAAGGAAAAGGTTTTAAATCATCAGAAATTTTTGATTTACGGAGGGATAACTAATGGCAACTTATAAAGATAGCATCTATAAATTTACAGATCCAATAAGATATTTTAAAGAAAACGATCCTTACTACTGGGAAGTAGATAATATCCCCCTAAAACAATTACAAGAAAATGTCCTTTGGCTAAAAGATCAAATTAACCCAACTCCAGAAGACGAATCAGTTGATTTTGGGGTTAGTCGATCTGATATAAATGAACTTAAGCCATTTGTAGATGGTACTGGGGCGCTCGTTTTTGTTAATCCGGGCAGGTATAATGCTAGAATAAATGATGCGTATAATAAAAATCCTTTACAAAAATTAGTAAAATTAGCGGGAACTCCTTCCGTTAGTTCACTTTCTTTATTTCGGACAGGCGCACAAGATGAAACGGTGCTTTTTGATTTTGCACAACAAACACTCACACTTTTTAAAAGTAATATAACCGCATCTGCGTTGAATACAAACGGTTTGATGGAAAGAATTTTAACTTGGGATTTTTCTTTGCAAGATAACTTGACGGCTTCTCCCACTTCTTTAAATAACTGGCCCATATTAAAATTAGCTGAACATATTAAATCTTTCGCGTCCAATAATATTACTAGACGAACGCAGATTCTTTCTAATGAATTTGTAAAACAGTTTAGGGGAGTTGCAAGGACTGCAATCGTAGATGTTCCCAGTGCGTTAAGCATAGAAGTTCCTCCTTTTGATTCTAGAGACTTTTTCTATCAAAATGCTGATGGGCAAACACAGTACATAGAAAATGCGAATGTTAGGATAGACTTGCTCTTTATTTACAGTAAACCAATAGACGAAGCACGGACAACTATTGTTAAATGGCAAAATACAAATCCCACCACAATAACCGTGCCTCAATTAGGTTTGATCAGAGGTGCAGGGGTAGGTATCAGGGATATTCTACCTAATGGAAACGCCACTAGATATTTAAATGCCACGGATGCTGATGGGAATAATCAAATTTTGGCGCATGTCGCTGATCAGTCAGTTCCAACAAACGGATTCCAACGGTTAAACATTCATGGTTCGTTCCCCAGCCCCGACGACTTGATGAATCTAGCGCCTCAAATTCAAGAAAAATTCGAAACAAATGACCCCAGATTAATAGGGCAATCCATTCTTCCTATTGCTTATATTGTAGTTAGAAAAAATGCAGCAGTAACTTCAGATGGATCACCAATACTAACTTCTGCTGATTTAATAGATATTCGTCCTTTCTTTAGAACAACAGAATTAGCATATAATGAGCGTGCTGGAATTTGTGCTGCGGTTCCTAGTATATCTTTAGCTAATCCCGTGGCTACTCAATATACTGTAGAAAAAAAGGCCACAGAATTCTTTGAACTTGCAGAACAAAGATATCAACCAAAAATAGATCCAGTTTATTTCAATGGTGCAAAAATAGCTGCTGTAGGATATGTTTTTGGTGGAAAGGAGGATGGACCAGAAAGATTTATTCCTCCTTTGGATGCCACTATAGGATGGGATTTATGTTTACGAGCTAGATTATTTGGATCTGCTGCATATTGGGGAAACAATATGAAATATGTTGATGTAGGCATGATGGATCCCGGCAACAAAATAAATGGTAACTATGCATGGTATAGATCCGGTGATAATGGTCGATTTGGTATCCCATTTATTTGGAGAAAAACTATTACTGTGACTGGAATAAATGTTCCTTTTAATGATTTTGATGTAAATGTGGATTGGCATAATTGTAGTTTAATTACAGGGAATGGTGTTGTTTCGGAAAGTGATGAAGAAGACAGAGTTGGTGCTAAATTTATTGGACTTCATGTCCTAAAACAACAAAAAACATCTAATAGTTTAACTTTTACGATAATTGCAATGTCAGCACTAAATTTCCGAGGATTTGATGATCGTTGGTCACCATCTTGGGGTGAGTTTAGAAATTTAAAACAGAATGTGGGTAATGTAGAAACATCATTAAAGATGTTTTATACAAAAAATTTAGTTCAAGAAACAAATATTTTTAACGCTGCGGGCGCGCCCGCTGGCGAGGGATTGTATGAATTCACCGAGCAAAGAATTTCCGTTTATCAGCCAGTTTTTCACCCTTCAGTAAAATATCAAGTGTTCATCTCTGATTCCATAGTAAATTCATACAATAGCGAGTTCGGCCAATCACAAATACCTTCTCTTGTTTAATGTATGCCTAACCCATTAGATCCGTGTTTACCATTTGAAGCCGGGGAACTCCCAGATAGCACCCTTATAATTAATGGAGGGGTGATAGTTGTCCCCGAGGATGATGGCGATGGGATAATAATAGATAGATTACCTGATAGACCAAATGCTCCAGAGATAGAAGTGCCTCCTCCGGGGGGAGGGGATGGAAGTGGCCCTACTATTCCCGGAACACCTACAGGACCTTTGCCAAGAGGTCCCGGACCATCAACAGGCCCTGCTGGTCCTTCGACAGGGGGTCCCTCAAGTCCTCCAAGAGGCCCCACTACGGGATTTCCAAGAACCCCTAAATGGAAATGTGAAGAATTTGGGGTTCTTGGTTTTGGTGGGATGGTAACATCAAAACGATGTGTTTCAGGATTCGATTCCGATTTTAATTATAACAGTTTAGCTGATTGTGAAAGAGAATGTACCCCGTCTAGACCCCCAGAGGAAGAAGAGTATTTTCCTCAAGACAATCAATATGAAAATTATGCTCAAACGGAATTAGGTAGTTTAGTTTTAGACGAATCTTATTTTCCAATATCAGAAAATATTTCAAATAATTCAGTAACAACACCTAGCTTTTCTCAATTTAATCAAAATTTTTTAAGTCCTCAAATAAGCACATCCATTTACAATATTGTAGAGGGGGTTAATTTACATTTATCTTCTATAAATGATGATGTGACAAACCTTAGAGATACCTATATAAAAAACTCCATAAAAGAGGAATTACGAAATATTCTTTATAATTTGTATTTACCTGATGGCAGGCGTGCGGGGGAATCTGTAATTAACAAAGCGTTCAAGACTCGGATTTTGAATGGTACTTTATCTAAAGTAAATTTAAGATATGCTTTAGGGCTAGCTTTAAGAGCAGCATTAGCACAAACAACCGTTTCCACGCAGGTTACTAATGCTGTTCTTACAGCTACTTATGGAAAAACTATTAAGCAAATTATCGATTCTAGAGTTAATAATTTTTTACGATTAAC